TCAAAGCCGATCCATGGCAGCCGTGGCTTTCAAAGCTTCCTTCTTTTTTTGAGAGTCCAAAAGATGGCCATATACTCGCATGGTGATCGTAATGTCTGAATGGCCAAGACGTTTTGAGATGTAATAGATGTCAATTCCTTGACTAATTAGATAGCTAACGTGGCTATGACGTAGGCCGTGGAAAGTGATTTGTTTTTCTTTTGGGATCCTCGCTTCGTCTTGCAAAATCGCAAGTGCCTTATTACATGCTGTGTCAGTAATGACCGTGTGCCACTGATTACGCATGATCATTTGATCGGGATCTCGGTATCCAGTTCGCAGATATGCTGCCATCTGTTCTTGATGAACTTGCTCGAGTAGCTTAATAACGGCGGGGGAGACTTCAATATCACGTACAGATGATTCCGTTTTAGTCGGCTTGAATCCAGTCCCGTACTGGTGGTCCCAAGAACGAGTAACATGTATCACGTTGGTCGTGGTATCTATATCGGGCCACGTTAGCGCTAGAACCTCTGAAACCCGCATGCCTGTCATTGCACCTAGATAAACTGCAAACGCTCCTATGCTTCGATATGAAGCCTTCTCGGCCGCTTCGGACTTAACCTGTGCAAAGTCGTCCTGATCAAGCACTTTGACTTTGCTTCCTGAACGGATTCCACCAGCCTTGGCACCAAAAGTGAAGTCAGAAAAGAGCAGACGGTCATTGATGGCTGCCTTAACCATTGACCGGACGTAGCTATTCATCTTGCTGACAATATCCTTTGAACGTTCGCGTGGGCCTTTGCGTGTGGTTTCTTTCTTGCGGTCCTTACCAGCGGCAAAATCATTCAGGAAACGTTGCCATTCGATTGGGCGGATTGATCCAAGCTCACGACCGTCAAAACGTGACTTCAGATGTTTTCTGAGCAATGTGTATCTATATTCAGTATTGAGGGACTTATCGCCTGACTTATAGGCATCAATCCATTGATCCCAATAATCCAAAAACAGCGTTCCAGCTTTTGAAGGATCGCCACCACGCTTTAGGTCATCTTCCACAGCTTCTGCAGCATCCTGCGCAGATGATTTAAGCCGATACCCACCGTGTGAAGCAACCAGCTGTTTCCCAGCGGCATTCGTATACTTAACTCGGTATTCCCAATACTTGCCGCGTTTCCTAAATGTTGCCATCATTTACACCTCCTTGTGCTATAATACAGGCGGGTGCTATTGCATCCACACCATGTAGTCACATTCTGTTAGGCGTCTACCCGTTCGGTGGGGTAGGCGCTTTTTATTTTGTATTCAGCCCCACTCTCCGGCTTGCACGGGGACGCCGCTTGCGTGGGGGAGGGCACTACTTGTCATTGAGATGCTGAATGGCATAATTGGCTTCATCAGGAGTGAATTTTTCTCCACTGTCAGATGTTAATTGGTCACGAATAGCTTCGGGAGACATGCTCATATCGCTTTGATAGGAACGAGCTTTTGCTAAAGCATTAGCATTCCAGTCAACGTCCGTAAGATGATCAATAGCGTATTGGGCTGCCTGTGCAGAAAACTTTTCACCATATTCAGAAGTGAGCTGTTCGTAAACAGCTTGCTTCGACATATTCATACCCTTTGCATATGATTCTGCTTTATCAAGCGCTGACAAATATTCAGTAGGAACATCAGCTTTACTCGAGCTTTCTGAACTAGAAGATTCTGCACTATCAGACTCACTATCTGTGTCGTCACTGCTTGTATTTCCAGAATCATCATCATCTGTCGTCGTATCATCACTAGATGGAGCACTAGACTCTGTCGTATTTTCTGCTGATTTATTACCACTCCCACCCGTTAGGTTGCCAATTACAACCAAGCAAAATAGCACCACAATAAGCCAAAACCACCAACGCTTATGTATTGGTTTTTTGATACCATCCTTCGCCATAATGAATCCCTCCAAAAAAATCAGCTTTTAACGTCGATCAGGGTTTGGACGTAGGTTACTACTTAAATGCGTATGACCCGACAACTTTGCCGATTACATCAATAATATCATTTTCGTCAGCGTAGAAGTCTGGGTAGATACGTTCGCCCGTTTTTTCGTCCACATCATCATTCAATGAACGAAGACACAAACGGTTCTCTTCAAAAATCAGCTTCTTAATAAATGTCATACCATCAATATCAACTACCGCTATCATTCCGTTCGTAACATCCTGTGTTTTCTGAACGAAGACAAACTCACCGTCATCATAGGTCGGGTGCATGCTGTCACCAACAACCTTGAAGCAGTAATCGTAGTGAGATGGAATAGCACTATCCGGAATCTTAACTGTATCCATTGGTTCATCACGATCATCATTAAAGGCACCATAGCCAGCGGCCACAATACCATCAATCTCAACATTAAAAGCGGGTTCATCAAGATTAAGTTCTGCACGTGCCTGATCTAGGCTGACAACATTATCGGGGTTTTGCTGCTCGTTGAGCTGCTTCTCTGCGTATGTGTAGACTTTCTGCTGACGGGCGGGGTGGAGCTGTACAACCGTATCATGAATCTTGTCTACAACAGTATCAGCTTTCAGACCCATTAAAACAGCCGGCTTAATATCGAGAGCATCCGCTACCTTTGCAACCACTTCAATTGGAACTTTTTCGATGTCTCCTTTTTCATATCGAAAAATTGTTGATCTAGAGACGCCAATTTTGGCAGCAAGAGAATCTGCACTAATACCTTTTTGCTTACGAATAGTTTTCATTCGTTCTCCAACGTTCATATGTGGTACCTCCTGTATGGTTACAATTATAAACAGATGTCGCAAATTTGCAACAACAAAAGTCGCATATTTGCGATTTTTATATTGACACTTGCTTATAAGTGATTTATGCTTAGTTCATCAAGTCGCAGGAATGCGACAGAAAGGAGAATCGTATATGGTTAATGTGAACTTAGATCGTTTAAAGGGACTTATGACAGAACGGCATGTCACTCAGGATTCTCTAGCTTTAGCATTAGGCATCGCTAGAAGCACATTATTTCGGAAAATGCAGCGGGGTGGAAAAGACTTCACGGCACAAGAAATATTCAAGATGATGCAATTCATTCCTCTTAGCGATCAAGAAGCGGTTGATATTTTTTTAAAGAAAAAAGTCGCAATAACGCGACCAAAGGGGATGACGGTATGAACGAAGAAAACAAAAAGCCCCGTACTGATGTTAGCAGCACGGGGGTAACTCTTTACACTTGGCGCACTAGTTATCCATTTCCCTCAGCAGTAAAACCCGGAGACCTGGTAACAATCGTTATTGAGGACGAAGAATTAACCCACACTGTAGGAACCTTTGCTTTCGTCTCCTAAAGGAAGAGTGCTCCATACGGTAATAACGTTGGACGCTCTTTCAACGAGGACCTCTTCTTTACCATCAACAATAAGATTACGAATCATAAAGAATTCATTTCCATCTTTGAATGAGTAGGCACTTTTAATTGCTACATCTTTCGAAGAAAACACCGCGCCAATATTGCCACTGGTAGGAGCAAATACTTTTTTGTATGGCAAGTCCATTTATATCACCTCCTTCCATCACCAGATAAATTGATTATCTGCCAAGGAGAGGCCAAAAGAAAGAAGGACATGCAAGTGAATGACGAAGACTTTAGCCGCATCTTTGCAGTCATCGCTATATTTCTTGCAATGCTGTCTCTGCTCTTACATCAGTGTGGTTTATGACAATAGCTTTCTTTAGATAGCGTCTGTCAGCATTAAGAACTAGCTACATTCCATTTATCAATAGAAAGGAGGAAATGCCATGGAAACAACATTGAAGATTAACCCTGAAATCACTATCACACTACCGGAAGACAAGATAATCGTTGACCGTTCAGGATACGAGCAATTGAAGCGAGACGCTGATTATCGTGGCTTGTGGGATGTTACAGAACTCAAAAACCGGTATCACCGTGACAAGGAATGGTTTAAGCGGAACGTATTTTCTCCGTATGAACGCGAACTTCGAGATCGTATTGTGATGTATCCACATGGCGGAAAGTCGAGCTACTTATGTAAGCCAATTCCATTTGACGATTTTGTGCAGAGCCACTTTCCAGAAATCAGTAAGAGGGCGGAGAAATGATTGGTTATTTACTAATTGCTGGTGGCTTCGGTGTGATCGTTGGTCACTGCTTAGGCCACAGCAGAAATTGGAGGCAGTGGATTGAATGAAGCAGAACGAACCATTGGCGACTTACTAAAGGAGCACAACAAATTGACGTTAGACATTATGCGCGGCAACCACACACCAATTGCAAAGATGCTGCTTGCCGAGAACGAGAAGTTACGTGCACGACTAGCAAAACTAAGGGGATGACGTGATGACTAATGAGGTATACGAACGAATTCTAGCCGCAGCGAACCGCCAGATCGCAGCATATCACAAGGTTGCTACCGACTATGGGACGAACAATACAGACCCTCATCAAACGTATGCGATGGGTCAAGAAGATGGCGCACATGCGATCCTATTCATTATCAAACAAGCTATTAAAAAAGCCGCTGGTATGCACACCAACGACTGATGAAAGGAAAATATTATATGTCAGTATTATACGACTTAACAGACAAATTGACCAGTTTGCAACGACTGGCAGAAAGTGGCAAGGCTGATCCAAAAGCTATTGCTGACACGATGGAAATGGTTGAGGGCGACTTTGATGATAAGGCGGTTGGCTATGTCAAAGTCTATAAATCAATCGAAGCAGACGTCAAAGAAATCGATGCTGAAATCAGGCGTTTGCAAGAACGCAAGACAAGTGCAAAGAAAAACGCTGCGACGATTAAATCACGATTGGTGCAAGCAATGGTTGAAACTGGTCGTGAACACATTCATACACCACTATTCAGTATTTACACACGCAGAACAGTGAGTGTGGAAGCACCAGAAGACCCGAATAAGTTGCCACCAGAGTTCATTAAGACCACGTTGATGGTCAACAAAGCTGACTTGAAGAAAGCGTTACAAGCTGGCCGTGAGGTACCAAATGCGCGACTGGTTGAGAACATCGGACTGGGGGTGCGGTAGATGGTTGAATGGAAAGACGTTCCAGGATACGAAGGCCTTTACAAGGTAAGTAATCAAGGCGACATAGCCACCAAACGTCGCCAAGGCAGCCAAGGGTGTGTGCTCCATCCAGTGCTTCAACCACATGGATATCTTACGGTCAGTCTTTGCAAGGACGGTCAAGTCCACAAATTCTACGTTCATCGCTTAGTTGCCGTAACCTTTCTTGGCGAGAAACCAGGCATGGAAGTCAACCACAAAGACGAGAATAGGTCAAATAACCGACTTGAAAACCTAGAGTGGGTGACAGCCAATCAGAACTGCAACTATGGAAATCACAATTATCACGTAGCTGTTACAACTAGAACAAACCATGCTAAATCGGTTGTGCAATGTGACCTAAACGGTAATGAAATTCGTCGGTTTGGAATTTTGCATGATGCAGCCAAGTTTGTACACGGCAACTCAATCAACATTAGTCGTGCGGCCCGAGGTATTAGAAATCGTTCAACAGCGTACGGATATTCCTGGAGGTATGAATAATGAAGGTTACTTCAGCATCAAAACTGAGTCGCACCAAGAACTGGCGCATCGTAATTTACGGGAAACCAGGGGTAGGAAAGACTAGCAGCATCAAGTTCTTGAAAGGTAAGTCGCTTGTGCTATCACTGGACAATTCCCAACGCGTTTTATCTGGTCTACCTAATGTGGATGTTTGGAAAGACCCGGACTTACCCGAAGAAGAAGATGAGCTGTCGTTTGATCGAGAACATCCAAGCGATTCAATCGTGAAGTTTATGCGAGACGAAAAGGAAATCTGCGATAACTACGACAATCTAGTCATCGACAACGTGTCTTCATTCCAAAAAGACTGGTTCGTTGAACAAGGCCGCAAGAGTAAAAACGGCATCCGCAATGAAATTGGTGATTACTCGTCTTGGACCAATTACTTTGCCCGCATAATCACATCAATTTATCTGTTCCGCAACATCAACATTTTAGTTACAGCCTGGGAAGGAGTCGAAGAAGTGACGGCGGATAGCGGCCAATCGTTTCAGCGGTATACCCCCGAGCTTCGAGACTCGGTCCGTGATGGATTTCTTGGTCTTAGCAACATTGTCGGACGCTTAGTCATTAACCCAAGCACAGGCGGTCGTGGCGTGATTCTTGAGGGCAACGATACGGTGTTCGCAAAGAATCAGATTGACACCCGCAAGGCATCAGCCATTGAGGACCTCTTTAAGTTTGGAGGTGACAGTGATGAGCAGGGTGAGAGAGAACCCGTTGTACGGGGTATGGAGCACGATGAAACAGCGGTGCAATAATCCAAATAACCACAAATATTATCGTTATGGTGCTCGCGGTATTCATGTTTGTAATGAGTGGATGCACGATTTCCAAGCATTTAACGCATGGGCACACTCGTCCGGGTATAAGAAGGGATTAACTATTGATCGCATAAAAGTAGACGGAAATTACGAGCCTGCTAATTGTCGCTGGGTAAACCAAAAGGTTCAGCAGAATAACAGAAGCAATAACTTCACAATTTTATGCCAAGGAGTTACCAAAACTGCTACGGAATGGGCTAAAAGATCAGCATATTCTGCTTCTTGCATCCGTTCTCGAATTGTTCGGGGATATTCGGCTGAGGACGCAATATTTGGAAAAGATCCACGTCCTGTAATCATCACGATTAATGGAGAAAGCCACAGCATGAAAGAGTGGTCAAGCATTACCGGACAGAAATATTATTTGATTTCATCTCGAGTTGAGCGCGGATGGGATCCAGTACTTGCAGTGATAACTCCTGCAAGAAAGGGGAATTATCGACGTGGACATTCGACCATACCAAGCGAAGCTAATTGAAAAGACAAAGCAATCGCTTTTAAACGGACATAGGCACGTCCTAGTGCAATCGCCAGCTGGATCAGGCAAGACTATAACAATGGCAGAAATAGCAAAGTCTGCTACCGATAAGGGAAATCGTGTACTTTTTGTTGTCCACAGACAAGAGATTATCCAACAAGTGACGCGAACGTTTGATAACTGGGGCGTGAATATGAGCTTGTGCGATATCGGCATGATTCAAACTGTTACGAGACGAATAGCAAAAATGAAAACACCACAACTAATTTTGTGCGATGAAGCTCACCACTCTCTCGCTACTAGTTACAAACGAGTATTTAGACATTTCGACAATGCAACATTGGTTGGTTTCACGGCAACACCTGTCCGCCTGTCAGGGAAGGGTTTGGGGGACGTGTACGATGATTTAATTATCGGTCCACAGATCGACTGGCTAATAAATAACCATTTTCTAGCACCATTTGATTATTATGCACCAACATTGATTGATGTTGAAAAATTGAAACGTACATCTACAGGCGATTATTCCAACAAGTCAATGGATGATGCAGTTAAGATTCGAGCAGTATTCGGAGATGTATTAAAGACTTATCGAACAGTTGCAGACGGCACAAAAACGATCGTATATGCGCATAACGTCCAAGCGAGCATTGATATTGCCAAAGCATTTAATTGTGCAGGATATCATGCTCAACAAGTGGACGGTAAGACGCCAGCGGAAAAACGGAAGGAAGCCATGGTCAACTTCCGATCGGGTAAAACACAAATACTCGTTAACGCAGAATTATACGGGGAAGGTGTGGATGTTCCAGACTGTCAGACAGTTATTATGCTTCGTCCAACTGATTCGCTAACGTTGTTTATTCAGCAATCGATGCGAGGAATGCGCTATAGGCCGAACAAAAGAGCAATCATTATTGATCACGTTGCGAACGTTTATCGCTTTGGTCTTCCTGATACTGACCGTGAATGGTCGCTTAAAGATCGACCTAAGCAGGAAAAGCACAGGGGTAAATCAGACGGACCTGCGATCAAGAGCTGTCCAAAATGTTACGGAATTGTTCCTGCACAGGTTAAGCAATGTCCACTTTGCGGATATTCATTCAGAGCAGATGGTGCTGATCTTGAAGTTGATCCTACGGCAAAATTAAAAAAGGTAGACAAGAAAGTATTCAAAATGGTTGCGGACTATTCAAAAACCAAATATGGACAAATGAAAGCCAAAGATGCCGAGTCACCTGAAGACATGTACGCAATTGCAAAGGCACGCGGCTATAAACCCGGGTGGGCTTACCACCAGATTGTGGCTAGGGGATGGCTAAAGGAAAGGAAGCGAGCGTAGATGGGTAGACCAGCGATTGATCATACCGGTGAAACATTCGGAAATATTGAAGTCTTGGGTTACGCCGAAGTGCGTGGGAAGAGTCAACGTGTTCTTGCTAGGAATAACCGTACAGGAGATTTAAAAGTTTACTGGTACGAAGCACTACGCAGTGGGAGCACAACTGGAATTGGATTAGGAAACAAGCTTAATGCTGTGCAACGTAAATATTTACAAAGTAACAACACTTCTGGATACCCCGGAGTTTCAAGGCTTCGCACCGGAAAATGGGGCGCTTACATCAAAATTAATAAAAAAAGGATTTGGCTTGGAACATTCAATACCAAAGACGAAGCCATCGCAGCCCGCAAAGCTGCCGAACATAAATATTTAGGAGGAAACTAATATGTCATTCATTACCGCAGATTATCGCAAGAACCAGGAAAACAATTTTTCACCACTTCCACAGGGTGAATATGAAATGGTCATTACGCAAGCCGGTGAAACTGCAACCAAGAGTGGATCGGAATCACTACAACTGCGTCTCACGGTTCGTAATGATCTTGATGCAGCGGAGCCAAAGACAAACGGAAAGTACCATAACCGAGTTGTCTTTTTCGATAACTGGAAGCGCAAAGCTACGAATCAATATGATATGGACGGTCTCCAGTATGTATTGGAAGCGACAAAGATCCCTGAAGGCACTCCACTAAATAGCATCGATGATTTCTGCAAGGCTATTTATCACAAGCCTGTACGAGTTTATGTCAAAGTTGAGAAAAACCCTGAATATGGTGATCGAAACACAGTGGCCCCGTGGAGTGTTCATGCTAGCAAGTATCCACAAGTTGCACACAAATTTAAGGATGATTCTCAACCAAGTCAGCCTCATGAACCGGTTGACGATTCTGACTTGCCATTCTAGGAGGAGTACGAATGTATGAACGCATTCCAGCAGAACTACGGTCCCTAAAACAATGGGGCTGCTTTCACCGAATCTGGCAACCAGAAAAAAACAAATATACTAAGATTCCTTATTCTGCCTTAACTGGCACAAAAACAAGCTCAACGGACTCGAAACAGTGGGTAACTTTTGAAGAAGCAATCACAGCATTGCAGGCTTATGACCTTGACGGACTTGGATTTTTCTTTGCAAACGGATATGTAGGAATTGACGTTGATCATATTGGCGATGATTTGGACAGACTAGAAGAGGGACAAACCGACGACAATGTCGCATGGGAGTTCATGAATACTTTCAAGTCATATACCGAAAGGTCAATGTCTGGTACTGGTATTCACATCATTGTCAAAGGCGAAATACCCGGTACACGCCGAAGAAAAGCTAATGTCGAGATGTATCAAAGCGGGCGGTTCTTTGCAATGACTGGCGATGAGATTGGCAAGTTTCATTCAATCAATTCTCCCACAAAAGAGGAATTCAAGCGGATATATACAAAGTATTTGGAGCCAAAAACCGTCATCGATTTGCCGAGCAGGTACAATTTAGCACCTAACAATCTTTCTGAAGATGAGATCATCATAAAAATGTTGAAATCAAAAAGTGGTGATCGGATTAAGAAACTGCTCAACGGAGGCTGGGAACCATTATATCCATCTCAATCGGAGGCCGATCTAGCATTCGCAAATGACCTGGCATTTTGGACAGGCAGAGATTTCATCCGGATGGACAGTATATTTCGTCAGTCATCGCTAATGAGGCCAAAGTGGGATGAGAAGCACGGCAAAACAACCTACGGCGTTTCAACACTCAACCGAGCCATAAATGACGTGCGTGATACTTATCAGCCGAAACATGAAAAGCCTAAATATAAGCTTGGATTTATTACTGACACTGGTAAGCCAAAAGCGTTTCCTCCTCGTTCGTGGGATGACACAGGTAATGCAGATAGGTTTGTTGATCGATATGGTGATGTCGCAAGGTACAGCTATATCGATAAGGCTTGGTACATTTACAATGGTAGCTTCTGGGAACTTGATAAGCGTGGCTTATTGCGAACCATGATTGACGAAGTAATTGCTGACTTGAAAAAGGAAAAGCCAAAAACTCCTCCTGATGTTGATCCCGATAAGGCTGAGAAGGAATGGGCAAAGTTTTGCAAAACCAGTCGTGGAAATCGTGCTAAAAGAGCGCTTGAAGATGAGATTCAACATCGCCTACCAGTGACAACTGATGAATTTGATGTCGATCAGACCTTAATGAATGTTGACAACGGATATATTGATCTATCTGATGGAACTCTTCACGAGCATGACATCAAGAAAATGTTCTCGAAGAAATCAAACGTTGAATATTCAGACACTGTTGAGTGTCCTGAGTGGCAAGCTTTTTTGAATCAGACTTTCAATGGAGACAATGAATTGATTGACTACATTCAAAAAGCAGTCGGGTACTCATTAACAGGGTCAGTTGAAGAGCAGGTCATGTTTATCCTTTACGGATCAGGGCGAAATGGTAAATCTGTTTTCATGGATACTCTCAAGCACATAGCTGGAAGTTATTCACGCACGATGCAGGCTAAATCAATTATGGTTCAGCAGTCTAGCGGAGGTGCCAACAGCGATATTGCAAGACTAAAGGGAGCTCGTCTGGTATCTGCAAGTGAACCAAATGAAGGCGTCCGACTAGATGAAGGACTTATCAAAGAGTTAACCGGAGGAGAATCTGTTACCGCACGTTTCTTGTACGGATCAGAGTTCGAATTCAAACCAGAATTCAAGCTTTGGCTGTCAACTAACCACAAGCCAATTATTCGAGGAACAGATGATGGTATCTGGCGGAGGTTGATGCTGATTCCATTTACTCATCAAGTGCCAGTGGATCAGGTAGACAAAAGGCTGACATACAAACTTGAACGTGAATCAATCGGAATCCTTAATTGGGCCGTTGATGGAGCACTTAAGTGGCAACGTGAAGGATTAGAGCCGCCGCAGAGTGTGAAAGATGCAAGCAATGAGTATCGAACAGAAATGGATGTTCTTGAACTGTTTGTCAATGATTGCTGCGAAAAAGGACCCGGATATCAGGCTGCTGCTGGTCAGCTTTACCAAACATATGTTGACTGGTGTGACAAATCCGGCGAGTACAAGATGCGCAAGCAAAAGTTTGGCGCAGAAATGCAGAAGAAATTCGAATACGTTAGAAAAATGGACGGCAGATTTTATTTGGGAATTCAGAAAAAGACAGATTCTAGGCTAAATTGGGCAACGAAATGACGGATGATATGACGGATGAATTTTAAGAATAATCCATACAGCTGTAAGGCTTTAGCTTATATTTATTTCTTATGACGGATGAATAGTTAAAAAGTATATATAGGAAAAATATAAAAAAGTATAATGCAAACTCATTTTTTCGATTCATCCGTCATATCCGTCATTAATTGCTTTTATCCCTTGCGAGAGTAAGAACAAGCGGCTTCAAGTATCCGTCATATCATCCGACATTAAAGGAGGATATATGAAATCAGAGCATGCCATTCAATCAGAAATCATGCTGGCACTATCGGAACACGGTTGCATTGTCGCTAGAACGAACGTAGGAACTGTAAGAACTGTGGACGGAAGACTTTTCAACGCAGGACCACCGCCTGGGTGGCCTGATATTACGGCGGTCCGTAAGGCGGACGGACGTGCTGTACTGGTTGAATGCAAAAACGAAAAAGGAAGACTTCGTGAAGATCAAAAACGTTTTGCGGCCGCTATATCAGGAACAAAAGTAATTTACGGAGTATGCAGATCGGCAGACGATGCTGTGAAACTATTGGAGGCACACAAATGTACATGGTAGCAGGATTAAAAACAGGAACCGAGTATTACAGAGCCAAGTATCAATCAGAGTGTATCCGCTGGATAAACGAGAACATGGCAAAGCACACGGAATCGCACAACACTCGTGGCGATGACATTAAGGTAGATATTCCGGAACCACTGATTATCAAGAAAGTGGAGGACGAAAAATGAGCGAATGGAGAGAATCATTCAAAGGGGTATTTGGTTGGTCAGTAAGTGATGATGGTAAGTGTGTACCACCAGCACAGCATTTTCCGGAGTGCGTCATTGAGCGCCTTAAGTGGGCCGAACGATGGGCCGAGGATGGGCTAACGTTCCAAGGCGCGTTTGACGCGGTCCTTGCAAACAACGAGGAACAGATCGCTAAGGAGTTTGAGCTAGGCGGTGAGTGGTTGCCAACTACGCAAAAATTCCGAGACTGGCGTGACAAGCCCGGCATTAGTGGAACTCGACAGATGCAGATTGCGGTAGCACTACTGTATGGTTACGAAGACAACAAAGAGGTGAATGACGATGACGAATAAAGCCGACATAGACGCTGCGCAAAAGGCCATCGATGCCGCGAACAATGCAATCAACAAACTTGATCTGTGTGGCCTGTATGATTGCGCGTGGCAAGCACATGATGGCTATCAACGCATCATCGATTACAACAAGGAACAGTTGGAGGTGACTGACGATGCTGATTAAGTTAGACAGTGGGAAGTTGCTAAATCTATCGGCGGTATCGTATATATCAAATAATGAAATGGTGGCTTATTTCAAACAGCCAGTGATCACAAATGAAAATAGCTTTCAAACAGCAAAATGCTTTGGCGTTGGTGTAACGGAAGCCGATATTGAACGAATTGCAAGCGAGACAACGCCTAAAGAGGTGACTGATGATGAATAAACAAGAAGTGAACCTAAAAAGTGGTGGGAGAGCTTGTTACTTCGTGGCCAAGGTGTCTGATTTTGGGAATGCACACCGTGTATCGCCTATCTACTTCAACCGTGAGCGAGCAGTTCTTCAACTTAATTACTTAAAAAAGAAGAACGCTGATGATTCCTATGCAATGTTCGAAACTACCGGCTGGAGGTGCGTGCTATGAGCAATGAGACGAAGCGGGACGTGTTCGAGGCGGTTTGGAACCGTCTTGCTGGCTATCAAGTGTTCTTCAATGGTTGGCCTAGGGAAACACTATATGACTACAAGAAACGTTATGCTGCTGCCTTGCCAGATGATCTGCCGGTGATACCGAGAGCGGTGGGCAAATATATCAAGACAAACAGGGGGCACATGTCTCTGACATCTGGGATTGAGAATGCTATTTGTATCTCGGAATGGCTTTGGGGAAAAGGCTTCGATTATGGCAACGATTCAGTTTTTGCCCGTGCATGGGTGCTAGGTGTCTGGCGCGTTGAGGAAACCGGCGAAATCGTGAAATTGGAGGCGGAGAAATGAGCCAACTGGAGAGGATTGACAAAAAAATGAAATTCAAGATTGTGGGCCGCAATGGCGAGACCAAAATCAAGGAATTCAGGTCTCAGTACGAAGCAGATTTATACTGCGAGCGTCTCAACCATGAGCGGTTGGAACGCCTTGGCTTGATTGAGCACCTGAACACACCAGCAATCGAATTTGAGTAGGAGTACATCACCATGAAGACATACACCAAGCGGCGCTGCAGAAGGAAAGCCAGGATGTATTGATCAATGTGGAACATGGAGAAATCGTGAAATTGGAGGCGGAGAAATGAAGAAAAAGATCAAGCACGCCATTGCCTATATTATTTTAGCGGTTTGGGCGGGTGTCATCATTTACGGATTTACCAATGTGCTTTGGGATTTCCTTGTTAAGCCTTTCACCGAGATTGGGATAGTTAAGTCACTTATTTTCTTCACATTATTCATTGGATTAGCAACAGTAATGTGGTTAATCGTGTCGGCAAGTGAAAAGCTGGTCAAGTGGTTACTAAAAGAATAGAGGCGGAGAAATGAAACGAATAGAAATAAAGGTTATCCGTATGCCGAGCGGCGAATACCTTTGCAATTCCGGATGGGGCGGAAAAGGACAGACATCAGATCTGTCAGGAGCCATCAAGTGGTACGGAGAAAAGGGAGAAACCGACCCATACAAAAACGCACATGATTGGGGCGGTAAGGTTGTCGTGCTTCGGGAGGCGGAGAAATGAAACGAGAGATTAAGTTCAGAGCGTGGGATAACCTTGAAAACTGTTGGTATGAGCCTACGTTTGAGGGTTATCGAGGAAAAATAGAAGAGATAATGCTTAGCCCACGCGGCCGCCTAACAATGCGTACTATGACAGAGTTAATTGATGAGTCTATGTTTCCTAACCGATTTGAACTCATGCAGTACACCGGACTGAAAGACAATAACGGGCGGGAAATATACGAAGGCGATATTGTAAAAAATGAATATGGGAAAGCGATGGATATTCAATACGATCCGAGATCTGCTGCTTTTGGTGTTGGTGATTATTATTTTGGAACGATTGGATATGGAAAAACTCTAGAGGTCATCGGCAACATCTTTGAGAATCCGGAGCTACTGGAGGGAAAGCAATGACTGGAAAAGTGGAAAATGGGTCGAATCCGACCCCCTTTACGGAGAACCAGAAAAACTGTCCATATTGTCATGAGCCACATAAGCTCATTGAATCAGAACTTGGAAACTTCCTTCGAATCGGTATGACTGGTGGAAATGAATGGGATAGAATCGAGCCTAAAAAAATAAACGGTGCAGCAATGCACACATGCGAAGCTGTTGGCTTTGATAATGCTGAGGTCGATGATCCAATCGTGATTAATTATTGCCCGATGTGCGGACGCAGGCTGGAAGCAAAGCAATGATTGCCGTCATGTTGCTAATCTCAGGTGCTGCAATGTGGATGTGGGCTAACTGGAAAAGAGGAAAATAAAATGAATGATCGGCATCGAGCAGTCATGCGAGCGCGCATTAGGTATGAACGCAGGAAACATGAGCGAACAATGGACGAATTCGCAAAAGCACTTTATCAAGTCTTCAAGGCGGCCGCTCCCACGATTGAACAACGACTTGCTGCCTTCCAGTTCAGGTAAATAAAAAGCGCGCCTGATGAGAGACGCGCTGGAGGCCAGTGTGTAAATTGAACCTAGGGTAATAATCATTTGGAGTGGGCCTCCGAAGACAGTATAACAAAAACCCGCCGGATTAGCGACGGGTGGAAGACAGGTACTTTTATGCAATACATGACTTTTGAATAATGGAACTTAAGCCACCATCTTCACAGACAGTATCAAAAAAGCGCACCATCACGGCACGCTTATCCCCCAAACTTTTACAAAATTTATTATATCATAAGGAGTGGACGCAGTGGTGCGAGCAACGAGATATTTTAGCCCAATTGATCATGAAAAAACAATTGAAAACGCCAAAGAGGTCTTGGGGAACTACTGGCATCACAAGCGGCTCGCTCAACGCACCAAAATAGCGCTCAGAAGTCCCGTGATGGACGGCATGCCCAAGTCACCTAGCTATGGCAACAAAGCCGAGGACAAGCTTGTGTCGCACGCTGACGAACTGTATTACTTGAATGCTTGCGAAAATGCAATCAATGTCATTGAAGATGAAGATTATCGTACCATCTTGTGGGAAACATACATTATCTCACCGAGCAAGCGTCTAACTAATGACGCCATTGTGGCGAAACTAAAAATGGAACGATCAGCTTTTTATATCGCGAGAAATCGGGCACTGTACGCATTTGCTGAGTTATGTCCATTAGTTACCTTGGTAAAAAAGCAGAGTGGACACTTTGCGGACTAATTGCGGACACTTTGCGGACTATTTGCCGGGATTTACGCCTTATGATGGTATTGTGCCAAAGGTGAGAAACCTGAGACACCGCGTTTTTCCTCCGAGCCTCAGTGATGATAAAGCTGTGGCAAGGCGTGGCAATGAGGACTGGCTGAGATAGTCAGGCGGGTTCGATTCCCGCATGCCACATTGTCCAGTTTAGCGACCGGACACAGCTTGCGATGACCCCATCTGACACTGGGAGAGCGAGCAGCAACCGTAGGATCAACTTTGTGGCCTTATCGGGTTCGAATCCCGGCGGTTGCGTTGAAGCATTTCACTTTTCGTGAGGTGCTATTTTTATGCAAAGGAGATCGTCAGATGGACGTTAATGCGTTATTAGGTGTCAGGGAGTCATATCAGGCTCCTGCCGCTTTGATGGATATCATTATGGATCCGCAGAAGCTAATGGCGCTAGCGGAAAAATACTGCGCTGAACAGCCTGATTTATCCCGTGAGCATTTTCGTGAGTATTTTATGGATCAGCAGTCTGATCGAAAAGGCGACAAGCAAGATTACACACCGGACAGCATCGGCGATCTCATTACCGGCATTGTTGGCAAGCGTCAGCGCGTTTTGGATATTGCGGGTGGCATTGGCGGGTTAACGATTCACCAATGGTCGCAACATCATGCTGGTGAGTACGTGGTGGAAGAGATCAGCAGCGCTTCATTGCCGTTTTTGCTGTTCAACCTGTTTGTTCGGCGGATCCATGCGAAGGCGATTCACGGTGACAGTCTGAGACGGGTAGCAAAGGACATTTATGTCATTGAAAATGATCGAATTGCAAAGCTGAACCACACAGATGCCGCTTTAGCGCAATATGATTTGAGAGGGTGGGTAGATGAGCTTTGACGCAGTGATTAGTAACCCGCCTTATTCGCTTAAATGGAGCGCGGATCCCAACATGCAAATTGACAACTTTGCGTTGGCACCCAAGAGCAAAGCCGATTTTCAGTTTGTTCTTGAAGGTATGCAGCGGCTTGACGATGATGGCGTTGCGGCCTATGTACTGCCTCACGGTGTGCTTTTTCGTGGCAACACTGAAGGCAAGATCCGCAAGCAACTAATTGAGCATAATTACATTGATGCAGTTATTGGGTTGCCAGATAAGTTATTCGATGTCACAGGGATCCCGGTGATCTTGCTGATATTGAAAAAGAGCCGCGACACGAAAGACATTCTGTTCATTGATGCATCGAAGGAATTTGAGAAAGGCAAAAACAAGAACTTCCTCCGGCCAGAACACGTCAAGAAAATTCTAGCGGCCTATCATGAGCGTAAGGACGTTGCTAAGTATGCACATGTCGTAACTCTCGCCGAATTGGAAGAGAACGACTTCAACATGAACATTCCGCGGTATGTGGATACGTACGAACCAGAACCGCAGATTCCACTAACCAAGATCATGCAAGACATTTATGATGCTGACAAAGAGATCGAAAAGCATGAGCGTGAACTGGACGAGATGTTCGCTGATCTGGTTGGCACAACACCAGGCGCCCAATTAGAATTAGATGCATTCCGAGCCTTTTGGTCGGATCATATTAAACATAGGCACAAGCCGGGAACGCCAATGAATCCAACCAAACGAGGGGAGCAGCTGAGTTTTCTATGATTGATTTCAGTTCATACGAGCGAGTGAAGTTAGATGATATTGCCGACTTTGAACGCGCTAAAAAGGGACACGTCTATCCAACTGGCACCAGTACCTTACAAATTTCGGCGACCAGAGGACAGATCGGCTATTTAGAGCATCCGTCCACGATAGAAAGCAAGTATGCGGCAATTACGCCAATGGCGGGACTGAATCCACGGTACTTCAATCTAATCTTACAAAAGAACATCGATGAGTTTATGCGGAAGTATATGGCGGATCTTAATATTCAGCTCAATGATCTTAGACATTTTCCTATTGAGATCTGTAATTACGAGACTCAGGAGGCGGTGGCGCGCATGGTCATGTTTGTTGGCGATAAGAAGGCGGAAGCCGAGCATGAACTCGCGTATCTACTTGAACTCAAGCAAGCATTATTACAACGAATGATGCTGTAACTTTTTTGTTTTTGTCAGATAGGAGGCGAGTAGATGCAATGGACAGATGAACAAATCAGTGGCATTAGGAAGCTCGCCTCTGAAGGTTTCACCAGACGGGAGACGGCAGACAAGCTAGGGATTAGCTACGATGCGCTTCAAGGCAAAGCAAGACGGCTTGGCATCGAGTTTCAAAAGCCAATAAAGAATGAATACGATTCAGACGGCACACAGTCCAGTGAAACCATTCTAAAGGTTGTCAGGGGCCACAAAATGACGCCTAGAGAGGTTCTGGAAGCTCACGGGTATGATTACACCAAGTGGGAGCTTGTACGTGCCACAAGCAACTTCTGGAAGCAAACGCCTGAAGCAACGTTGTATCAAAGTAAGATACAAATTAGGCCATTGGTTGAAGCAGAACAATATGAATCATTGATGAATGACATCATCACACACAAGGAGCCATACCAAGCTAAGGCTCCTATTTTTGTGGAATCAGATCGCTATCTGGTCATTCCTGCTTTTGATACACATTTCAACGGTCACACATTCGACGTCTATGCTGAATCATTGAAGCGGCAGCTAGAGATCATTGAACGCGGCCACTACGCAAAGATATTGCTCATTCTAGGCGGTGATCTAGCTCACGTGGACAATATCAACTCGACCACAGCAAAGGGCACACAGCTCGAAACAACCGACTTAGGCGAGACCGTTAATGAAATGGAGCAATACTTCGAGACACTGATTGAAGCAATTATTAAGAACGCCAATGAGTGTGAGGTCATGTATTGTGCCGGAAATCATGATCCGTCAGTTGGATACATGTTCGCGCGTCTATTGAAACGCGCCTACAGCAACCAAACAAACATTACTTGGGATATATCGCTGAAGCATTACAAAGGTGCAATGCTAGGCCACAACTTCATTGGTGCCACTCATGGTGACAAGGGCAAGAACAACTACCTTGCGAAGTATCTTGATGAGTTCGGCTTCATGCTAGGCACAGCACAGAATCGCGAACTGTTTACGGGGCATCTCCATTCAGAGATGAGTAAAGACCTAGGCGGATTTGTTCAGCGTCAAGTATCAACGCGCAAGCCAACAGACAAGTGGACTGATGACATTGGCGTGGTTGCTCACAAAACGTTCGAGCTGGTCGAATACAGCGATCATGACACGAGGGCGATCTATTATGTCTAACGTAATGAAACGAGTCGGGTACGGATATGTAAGCCACACAGAGCAAGCAATCATTGAGAAACTATCGAGAGAAGAGAAACACATGCAAGCAATTATCTACACGAAGCCACACTGCCAAAAGTGCCGATGGACAGTATTCAAGTTGTCACGTGTCATGCCAGTGCAAACCATCACAGCAGACGCGGACGACTACGAGCGGTTCCGCAAGCTAGGCTATCGTTCAATGCCAGTCGTAACAATCTACAAGGCGAATGGCGTACATGATGAATGGTGCGATTGGAGCGTTGACAAGATCAAACAGTACACGGAGGGATAGACATGCTCTCAAATAATATTAAAGGTCCAACATACGGTGAACATCCTGTGCTGCCATTACGAGCCGATGCTGTCAAAGAATACAAAGACAGTCTGATTGCCGAAGTTAACGAAGCCATTAATCAAGGAATTAATACTGCAACCCCAATCTCGGTTGGCGTTTCCAAGTATAATCCAGCAGTCGTTAATGAAGTAATCAGTTTGCTAACGAAATCAGGATGGGATGTTACTGGCATAAACATTGACGGTATCGGTTCTTATTCGACAATCATATTGTCTTAATCGAGAGGTGATTTAGCATGTGCAATTTCCTATTACTGCTCACACTAATATTCGTGCTGGCTAAGCTATTCGGCTTGATTGCATGGAGCTGGCTGCTAGTATTCATGCCACTAATAGTTATGGCTGCTGTGGTGACATTGCTTATCGGATTGGCAATCGTCATCGGATTGCATGAGGAGTGATGGGCATGACTAACACATCTTATACGGGAGATGTTCACAGCCACGCTGGACGTGCACACTTCTATCGTTCACCTGAATGGAAAGCATTGCGCGAACAAGTTCTTGAACGTGACCACTATGAATGCCAATGGTGCAAAGCAGAAGGACGCGTGACTACTGGCAATGACATGACGCTGGAGATTGACCATATCAAGACGCTAGAGGAACGTCCAGACCTAGCGCTTGATCCAGATAACCTGCGCACACTCTGCCGTGACTGTCACAACAAGCGACACGGACGATTCAATTACAAACGTTTGGGGAGACCCAAAAATCCGTATGCCAGCGATGAGAGATGGTAAAATAACAGGCCCCCCGGTCAAAAAATTCAATGCCATTTTGAAATTCGGGGACCGGTGGACGGGCTCGTCGTCCGCAAAAATGCTTCGTTTTTTTCGCGCGAGGGGGGGTACCCTATACCAAAAATGGGAGGTGATAATCCATGGACAAGCTAGGTAAGCTTAAAAACAGGCTCTTGTCTCAGATAGACAAGACTAATCCAATTGAAACTGAGAAGGTGGAACGATATGTTTCAATGGTTGACATGTTCTACAAGCTTCAAAAAGAAGCTATCAAGCAGCCAATTATTGAAATTGAGAATGGCAGTCAGCATTTTACTAAATCAAATCCTGCTTTGGCTGATATGAACAAGATCAACGCAAGCCTAATTTCGCTTGGCAAGGACATGGGATTGTCCGCTCCGCCTGGAATTGATGGAAAGGGAACGGGATATGATCCTGATGATCTGCTTTGATTCATAACAAGTATGTTGATGATTACATCAAGGATTATGAAGAAGGGCACTTGCTGTTTAATAAGGAGCGTATTCAGCTTGTTGATTATCTAAAAAAGTCTGTGCTATCTGACAACACACTGCATTTTGACAACGAACAGATTGAGAACTGCATTAAGTTCAGTGAGAAGTGGTTTTTCAAGCTTCAGCCGTTCCAAAAGTTCTTGATTGCGTTCGTTTTTTTGTATCACGAAGACGGGACCAATTATTATGAAGACTTTTTGTGGATGATGGGTCGTGGCTCTGGTAAGAACGGATTGATTTCGGCGTTAGGGACGTTTTTGATATCAGAATTTAACGGTATACCTTCATATAACGGTTCAATCGTTGCTAACAGCGAAGACCAGGCAAAAATATCGGTTGAAGAAATTCACGATGTAATGGAATCAAATCGACCAAAGCTTAGACCCGCATTCTACTGGACAAACGGTCTCATAAAAGCTAAAAAGACCAATTCTACTTTGAGATATCGAACTTCTAACGGCAACACGAAAGATGGTTTACGTGATGGTTTCGTTATCTTCGATGAAATTCATGAATATCAGGATGACAGCAATGTCAAAGTCCATCTATCAGGACTTGGCAAAAAACAAAATCCTCGTGTCTTTTATATTGGAACCGATGGCTATGTGCGCGATGGTTTCATTGATACTAAGAAAAAGCAAGCGGCAAATGTATTGAGTGGAAAGGCTGCGCCAGATTTCATATTTCCTTGGATTTGCAAAATCGACGATGTGTCTGAAATTGATGATCCAGAAAAGTGGGAAAAAGCCGTTCCAATGATTGTAAAACCGTTGTCATCGTATGGTAAGACCCTTTATCGGCAAATCAAGAAAGACTACGACGCATTAGTAGAAGCACCAAGCGGACGTGAGGAGTTTTTAACAAAGAGAATGGACTATCCCAGCACTTCAATGAACAGTAGTGTTGCGCCTTGGGAAGAGATTGCAGCAACCAATCAACCGATTCCGCATGATTTGGACGGCAGAGAAGCAATAGGGGCGGTGGATTTTGCCAGTGTACGAGATTTCATTGCCGCTGCAGTAACGATTAGGTACCGAGATAAATTAGTAACCATTGAAAAGCAGTGGGCACGGAAGGGCTTCTGTGATCAATATTACGCATACAGTCGAAAGGACAGAATTGCGACACCAAATCAGCGTCTTAATATTCCACTTCACGACTGGGAAAGAATGGGCCTAATTGAAGTTGTTGACGAGCCACTTATGGATCCTAGACATGCATTAGATTGGATACAAGCAATGGCACATCGATTTGATATAAAAAAGGTAGTTATGGATAACTACCGTGCTCAGGTTATGCGAAAAATGTTCGAAGATGCCAATTTTGAGGTTGATATCATTCACAATCCTACTTCTATTGATGGTTTATTGGCATCAATAATTGACGATGGTTTTCCAAGAGGACGTTTCATCTGGGGAGATAATCCTTTGCTCCGCTGGAATACACAGAACGTGCTGGTAAAGGTAAACAAGGCGAACGGAAACAAGTCCTATGAGAAGAAAGAGGAAACTCGTCGTAAGACAGATGGTTTTAAGGCCTTTGAATATACGTTGTACCGAGTAAATGAATTATCCGATGTGGACGTCAGCGAATCGCTGGCGTTTTTGAATGACCTCGACTTCTGAAAGGAGGTGAAAGCGTGAACTTCAACTTATTTGATCTGTTTACTCAACGTAAAGATGCCAGTTTTGCCTATGATCTTGATTTAATTGGCGGACAGCAGACGCAAGTTTACCTGAAACAGTATGCGTTAAATACGTGTGCTTCTTTTTTAGCCAGAACGGTTTCTCAGTCCGAATTCAAAACTAAAAATGATGCGCTTTATTACAAGCTAAATGTCCGACCAAACTATAATCAAACAGCAACGAGCTTTTGGCAGGAACTGATCTTTAAACTCATTACAGATAATGAAGTGCTGGTCGTTCAGGACGATACAGGCGACCTACTGATTGCTGACAGCTACGTTCATAATGTCAAGGCGGTATATCCTGATACATTTTCTGGAGTGGTGGTCAATGACTATCAGTTTCAGCGTGTGTTTGGAATGGATGACGTTTGGTTTATCAAATACAACAACGACAACCTAACCACATACACAAATCAGTTGTTGTCCGACTATGCTAATTTATTCAGCCGCATGATTAGTTTTGCCATGCGTAACAAGCAGCTAAGAGCAACGGTGGATTTCTCAGGCGTTACAAGTTTTGATAGCCAAACGCCTAAAGATGATGCGAATGGCAATAAGAAAGAGAATCCAGCTCAGAAATTCATTGATAAGCTATTTAGCGCATTCAGAGACAACGACATTGCAATTGTGCCTTTACAAAAGGGTATTAAGTACGACGAAGTTTCGAGCCAGTATAGTGGAGCAGATCAGGCATTTTCTGACATTGCTGCTGCACGTAAAGAGGCAGTTGACAGCGTTGCAGAGATTCTAGGAATTCCACCAGCATTGATCCACGGTGCACAGGCGGAAGTTGATCAGAATCAACAAGAACTATTGAATTTTTGCATTGCTCCGCTTAATCAAAAAATTGAGGATGAGTTAAATGCCAAGGCTGTAAGCCAGTCTTCATATGATCAAGATAAGGTCACCGTTTGGGGACTGAATAAGCCTAATGCTCTTAATCTTAGCGATGCAATAGACAAGCTAGTATCAAGCGGCGTATACAATCGTGACACTGTGCGAAGTTGGTTTGGCGATGATCCAATTCCAGACGGAAGCGGCCAAAAATATTACATCACAAAGAACTATGAGGAAGCAACGAAGGGAGGTGATAATGATGACGACAGTAATTCCAATTAACACTCAGCTTGTTGATGATGAGACTGCGAGTGTCATGAAGTCATGGGGACTGGATTTAGTAGCTCCAAACGCGATCCGTGAAATGCTTCCGACTGATAATTCAGACGTTGTAGTCGAAATTGATAGCCCAGGTGGATTGGTTACCGCAGGAAGCTCAATTGCGACGCTTTTGAAAGACTATCCCGGACCTGTAACGGCTAAGATTATCGGTCAGGCAGCATCTGCAGCTACAGTAGTAGCACTGTCGGCTGACAAGATTATGATGGCACCGACGGCTACATTCATGATTCACCGTGTGTCAGTTTCTGGTATTTCTGGAAACTCCGGTGATCTTGACAAGTATAGTGATGTTCTTTCAATGCAAGATAAACAATTTGCTAACTTGTATGCATCAAAAACTGGAAAGACAGCTGATGAGATGCTCAAGCTAATGGCGGACGAAACGTATATGTCAGCACAACAGGCCAAAGATATTGGATTTGTTGATGAAATTATGTTTGAGGAACAGCCTACCTTGGTAGCGGGTCCCAAAACGATGCTGACAAAAGAGATCGTTGACGCTCTTAAGGAGTATCGAGAAATCAAGGACAAGCCAACAGAACCGGCTGTAAAGATTGACACTGATGAACTAGCAGAAAAGATTGTAAATAAATTGAAACCCCATGAGGAACCTAAGCAAAGCAAGTTTGCAGGGTTCCTTTTTTAATACGAAAGGAGTCATAAAAATATGACTATGAGCTTTAAGAATTTAGATACCTTTGCGGAAAAACAAAAGGCATTCGCAGACATTGTCAAAAGTGGGGGTGATGCTGAAGCCCAAGGCAAGGCATTTGGTGAAATGATGGACGCGCTGTCCACTGATCTCAATAGCTTCCAAGAAAAACTTAAGAATAAGACCCAAGAGGAAATCGACAGCATTATCGCAGCCAACACCGGTGATGTGAAGATGACACAAGATGAAGTTAAATTCTTCAACGCTATCTCGACTGATACTGGTTTCAAGAATGATCAGCTTATTCCACAAACCACTGTGGATAAGATTTTCGAAGATCTAACTTCTAATCACCCTCTGCTGCAAGCGATTGGTTTGCAAAACAACGGTGTGCGCCTGAAAATCTGGAAATCTGATGCTACAGGTGCTGCTGTATGGGGCAAGATTTTCGGCGACATTCAAGGTCAGCTTGATGCTACGTTCACGTCTGTTGATGCAGAGATGAGCAAACTGACAGCATTTGTTGTGCTGCCTAATGATCTTGATTCATTCGGTCCGGCATGGGTACGCACATATGTTACTACCCAAATCACCGAAGCGTTTGCGGCCGCATCTGAATCTGCTTTTGTCGATGGCGATGGTAACAGCAAGCCAATTGGGCTTGATCGTGATCCATCAAAAGGTGCCACTGCTGCTGGCGTGACAACCTATCCTGTTAAGGCTGATGCCGGTACCGTGACCCTCAAGGACGCTGACACAGCCAAGTTTGAACTAATGACCATCATTAAGGCTCTGTCCAAGAAAGCAAACGGCAAGCCTGTAGTTGCACGTGGTAACACCATTTTGGTTGTACAACCGGGTGCTTCGCTTGATTTTGAGCGTGCAATGACCATGCAAAACGTTAATGGTCAGTGGGTATATGCGCTGCCATATGGCATTCAGATCATCGAATCTCAGTATGTTCCAGATGGAAAGGCTATTGCTTTTGTTAAAGGCCGTTATGACGCATACATGGCTGGTGGCTTGAACATCTCTGACTTTAACCAAACGTTGGCCATTCAGGATGCGATCCTGTTCACTGCTAAGCAATTCTTCTATGGTGCGCCAGCAGATAGTAATGCTGCGCTTGTCTATGCACTGAATATCGCTGCGCCAAGTGCTTCCACAACTGGTGGGACGGGAAACTAGTATCCCCCGGCGTAACGGGGGTAGACAGCAACTCAACGGTTGCACAGCTGAAGTCATATCTTGATTCAAAGGGAATCAGTTACCCAAGCAATGCATTAAAGGCCGATTTACAGAAACTTGCGGGGGTGACATCAGATGAATGATGATCAGATTGAATCGCTTTTGACGGACTTTAAAGCTCGAATGAGCATTTACCACTCATCAGAAGATGCTGAGCTTAAAAACATGCTACAGTCCTCGTACGATGCAGTTAATCGCATGACTGGAGTGTCTGATATCACCAATACCCAATTTAAAGAGCTTGTCATTGAACGCACCAGGTATGTATACAACGATCAGGCTGAATTTTTCGAAGACAACTTTCTGTCTACGATCATTGGCCTAAGCCTGCAAGCATACGGTGAGGAGGACGATGACAATGGTTAGTCGCCCAAGCTTTCAGTATCAGCCTCCCAAAGTCGATAGTGGAAAATTAAGAATACCGATCCACTTCTATGCTCAAGATGTTGGCGATTCACCGGAGCCAACAGACATCAAGCCAAAAGAGGTTTTTTATTGCCTTTGCGACGCTTACGCGCCAAGCAATAAAGACAAAGTTGTGCTGGATGGTCATGATGTCGACTTAGGCGTTACGGTAATTATCCGTGATACCAAGGGTGAGTTCGTGCCGACTAACAAAATGACGGCCAAAATTGACGATGTGCGTTATCAAGATGTGCCTGAGTGGGAAATCGAAGAGATTCGCCATGATTTTGAGCACAATCGGTTTGTTACTCTTGTTCTGGGGGTGAAACAATGACTGTCACTCTCGATACAAAGGGCATCGAAGAGATTATTAATAAGCTCAACACAAAATTCAATGAGCGCCGTGTCGGCCAATTTGTTAATTCAGCGTTGGACACGGCCGGCCGATATGCAGCAGTTGAAATCAAAAATGCAGTAGCCGGTTATCGAGATACTGGAGCAACTATCAATGAGGTTGTGGCTGGTAAAGATCGATTGCGTGGCGGTGTTCGAAACATCCGCATTGGCTGGTCGGGTGATGGCTCAAAACAACGTTGGCGGTTGGTCCATTTGAATGAGTTTGGATACACCCGCAATGGGCATACGTATACGCCACGTGGCTCTGGCAAGATTCGTGCTGCTTATGACAATATGCAGCCAAAAATTAAGGAACTGGAAGCCAATGAATTGAGGAAGTTGCTTAAATGAAAGATATGTTGAACACAATTTATACAGAAATTCGCGGTGATCCCGCAGTATCCCCGTATCCAATCAAGTATTACGACTATCCGGAGGCTGGTGATGGTGAGACGTTTGTCGTGATTAAGCCGTTGGCGCCTCCGGTGGCTGCTTTTGGTGCCAGTGATAAAGAATTAGCACAGCAGCTAACTTACCAGATTGATGTTCAATCTGGCGATCGCATGCTGTGTAAGCAGATACAACAAGCAATCAAAAAACACATGTACTCGTTAGGCTTCTCGCAATTATCCGAGGGGCTTGACGAGTTTTTTAGTGACACGAAACGGTATGCCGATGCGCGGCGCTACCGAACTGTCACGCAACTTTATGACGTTGATTATTAGAAAGGAGTCATCACATGACTTTAGTACATTTTCCACGCATGACCATTCAGCCCTTTGACGCTAAAACGGGCGATGCTGACGGCGATCCAATCGTTATCCAAGGTGATCCAAATAAAGGTGGTACTATCACTGCCGAAATTTCTGGATTGTCTAGTAATCCACTGAAGACAGCTGCATCAGATATTGAATATTGGATTTCACAAGAAGGCGTTGGTGAGGTTTCGGTAGACTTCACCCTGATTGACTTGCCATTTGACGCAGAAGCGAAAATTCTAGGTCAAAAGACTACCGAAGCAGGCATTACCTATGTGGGTAATGACACTAACCCACCATACTGCGGCGTTCTTTTGGAAGCAGAAAGTTTGGCTGGGGACAGCGCATATTTAGGCTTCTTCCGTGGCAAGTTTGCCAAGGACAAAGAGACCTTGAATACACAAGATCCAGCCGACAAGAAGGCACCAGAAGGCGATAGCTATACGTTTACTGCGGCCGGTTCACCTGATGATGGTGATCAAAAAGGCGAGTACGTTGCTAAATATGTCGGGTCTGATGCAACAGCTATTAGCACAGTGAAAGAGCAGGTTTTGAAGGCAACCCCAAAACCGTAACGGTGTCTGGGGTATCTCTGACACCGGCAACAGCTAGTGTGAAAGTTGGAGCAACCATCGCATTGACGGCTACTGTTAGCCCAACGGATGCAACTGACAAGTCTGTTAGTTATGCGTCCAGCAACACAGCAGTCGCTACTGTCAATGCTAGCGGCGTTGTAAGTGGTATTTCGGCTGGATCTGCAACCGTCACTGTGACGACACACGATGGAAGCAAAACAGCAAGCACTGCGGTAACCGTAACTGCTGCTTAAAAATACAATTGTCGCCTCAGAAATAAACAATGCTGATTGAGTTCAGGGCGGCATCTAAAATAAGGAGATTTATCATGCTAAAACTTGATTTACGTAATAAAGATGGCAAGGTTGAGCACTTTCAAGAAACATTCGTGCCCGTCTTAAAACTGATCGAAGGCTTAAAACTAACTCCCGAGAACTTTCCTGATTTAGATGAATCAGATTGGATGGAGAAAAACGCAGAATTTATGGCTTCTTGTTTTGAAGACAAAAACGTAACTAAGGAACGCATTTTAGACGGTGTTGCCGCTTGGGACTTCAACAAAGTATTTAATACCTTCAATCAGCAGCTTTTCGGGATTGACCCAAAAAAAGCGGAAGCGAGCGAATCAGCAGAAAAGAAGCATTAAATCAAATCTACAAAATGATTCGTTCGGTCGTTACAAACGTTCCGGGGTTCACGATCAATGACATTATGAAAACTGATTGGGATACGCTACAAGAGGTGCTGCTACAAAGTGAACCCGAGAAAGAAAAGGCAGTCTCACTTGCCGACTTTATCAAATCAATGTAGGAAGGAGGAAACAAATTGGCAGAACCATTAGGTCAAATGATGATCGAGCTTGGGCTTGATGATACCAAGTTTGGTAACGGTCTGAAGAACGCCAAGTCACAATTGAAGTATTTCGGGTCTGAGATGAAAGCTCAGGCCTCTTTTTATGACGCTTTTGGAAGTAAAGTAGACGGCTTAAGCGCCAAAGAACAGGGCTTGACCAAGATGATTGCTGCCCAGTCAAAGGCCGTGGCTGAGTCTAAGAAGGCATATGATGGATCACTGACCTCAAGCGGTGAAATGACAAAAAGCTCAGCTAGACTAGCGGCTAATTTTGAAGCTGAGCAGTCAAAACTCGCATCACTGGCTAAACAGTACATCAGTACCGCGCAAGCAGAAGCGGAAATGAGTGTTAAAACAACCGGCGTCACCGGTGCAATTAACAAGCTTGGTACGGCTCAGATAGCTATTGGCAATCGCATGAAGTCACTTGGCGATAGCATGACTACTGGCATCACGGTGCCTGTAGCTACGGCTTTTGTCGCTGCTACTGCCAAAGCAATCAAATTTCAAAATCAGCTTCTAGTAATTAAGAACTTGCTTACTACTGGTGGTGAGTCAGCAAAAGAAGCCATTTCTGGCGTTAACAAGATGCAATCAGATGCCATTCAGTATTCCGACCATTACGGTGTATCTGTTGAGAAGATTTCAGCAGGATATGAAGAGCTTGTGCGGCGTGGTTATACTTCGAAGCAGGCTATCGCTGCCATGAAAACAGAACTTCAAGGTGCTTTGGCATCAGGCGATGATTTCAACGATGTTGTTTCTGTGGCATCATCCACACTTGAATCATTCGGTATGAAGTCTAATAATACTGCAACTATGACTAGAAACACTAAGACAGCTGTTAATGAGCTTGCTTATGCGGCCGATCTGACAGCAACGGACTTCCAGTCTCTTGGTGTTGGTATGTCATATGTTGGTGCGACTGCTCACCAAGCTCATTTCACCTTGTCAGAAACCGCATCCGCTTTAGGTGTCCTGTCAAACAATGGCGTGGAAGCTGACAAAGCTGGTACTGGGCTACGTAAAGTAATTGTCAGCTTGAACACTGCCGTCAAAAATATTGGCACTAAGAATGACGTCTTGGCCAGTCTTGGCATCAAGAAAGAAGAAATCGTCGGTTCTAACGGTCAGCTCAAGAGCTTGAGTACTGTCATGGACGTGCTCAATCAGCACACCAAGGACATGAGTGCGACTAAAAAAGCAGCTGTATTTAACAGTCTTTTTGGTACCACTGGTCAGCAAGCCGGTATTATTCTCGCACAAAACAGCAAACAGTTAGCTGAATTGAATAGCCAGGTTGATAAGGCTGAGAAAAAGAATTATGTGGGTAGCTTATCGGAAAAGAACCTTAAATCTGCTCAGAATCAGTTAAAAGTTCTGCAACAAAATGTTGAAAACTTGGGGATGACACTTGCACAAAAAGTTCTACCTAGTGTGCAGCCCATTATCAAGGATTTGACTGATGCTGTTAATTGGTTTGGTAAACTAAATCCACAAGTACAGCAAAACATTGTTAAGTGGGGGCTGTTGGCCGCTGCCATGGGCCCAGTGCTTAGCATTGGTGGAAGATTAACTACAGGGCTTGGGAAATTAGGTACCTCATCAGTTGGCCTTATTGCAAAAATAGCCGGATTGGGTGCGAAGTCGCAAGCAGCCAAGACGGTTATGGGTCAGTTAACAGATGCAACGGGTAATGTTGTAGGAACCTTGACGAAAGCTGGCGGTGCCGCAACAAATACAGGTGGCTTAATTGGAAATTTAGCTGGAAGAATGACTGTTGCCGCTGGTGAAACAGGCGTTTTAGGAAGCGCATTGACTCCGTTAGGGCTTGGAATGATAGCTGTAGCCGGTGCGGCAGCAATTGGTGTCGTTGCTTGGGAAGGCTTCGGCAAACAGATGGTTGAGTCTTCCAATCGTGCTTCGCGATGGGGATCTGACATTGGTTCAGTGAACGATCAAGCAGCTAGCAAGTTCCAGAATATGGAACAACAGGTTACGACTTCACTAAACAATACTTCAAAAAGTGCGTCTCAAAATGCGGCGGATATTGACAAGTCTTTTAAGACTATGTTGGACGATACTGCTAAGCGATTATCAGACAATTCAAAACAAGTAGACGCTTTAGCGAAAAAGATTGGAGGTCTTGCGGGGTCAACCTTGGAAGATAATTTTCAAGAGAGCGAAAAGTCCAAAAACAAAGCTTTATCCCAGATGAAAGACTATTACAACCAAGCTCAAGCCATTACGAAAAATGCGTCAAAAAACCATCGCGACATTACTGAAGACGAAAAGAGAGAAATTGAAAATCTTCAAGTGCAAATGGCTGAGTCTGAAGTGAAAACCCTTGGCTTATCATCTAGCAAACAGAAAAAGGTTCTTGCGGCGCTTACTGGCGATATTGGCAAGATGAGCTCAAAAGCGTTGCTAGATGTTGATGTTAGTATGACTGATGCACTCAAAAAGTCTCGAGATAGTGAAAAATCCTATTTTGCGCAACTCAAAGAACTGCATGATCAGCATGTTATCGATGATGCCACATACTATCAGACGCGTTCTGATCTTCAAGCGCAGTTTGCAGAAACCAGCCAGCAGCAGCTTATTGCAGAAGCAAGGGTTAGCGAACAATATGCGAAGAAAACAGGAGTTAGTCATAAGCAATGGCTTGCTGAGGAAAAACAATATCTGACGGGTACGATGGGACTTACAAAGTCTCAGGCAGATGCCGTTATAGATGCCTACGAAAAAACTGAGCAAGCAACGAATGCAACAATCATTTCTATTGAAAAACTTAGTGGAAAGGCCAAAGCGGCGGCTGAGACTTGGAATGACCTTGTTTTTGATCCCAAAACAGGGCAATTGAAGACTAATGCTCAAGACGAGGTTACTAAGGCCACTAAGAACGCAAATAAGTGGAATCAAATCAAGCTGTTAGTTCATGAAGGCAAGATGACTGAAAACGGCGCAGAAATGATTTCTAGCGCCTTGATTAGTCAAAAACGTTGGGATGATCTAAAGTTCCTTGAAAAAAACGCTAAGCTTAATGACGAAACAAAGGCCGCCATTATTTCTGCAATGGCCTCTAATAATCAGTGGAACACCAAGGATTGGAAAACCGCGGTGTTGTTGGCACGTGATGCGGCAACGGTGGAAGTTATCAAGTCACTTAATAGCATGGGAAGATGGCAGGCGCTTGATCCTAGAATTCAGCAAATGATAGCGCAAGACGGTACTGGCCCAGCAGTAGTTTCGGCACTGAAACAGATGGGGTTGTGGAACGGGCTTCCAGAAAAAGTCAAAAATTTATTAGCTATCGACAACGCATCCTACCCGTCAAAACAAGCCACAGATTCTGTCAATAGTTTCCCAACTGGGGAAAGAAAGATAAAGCTGATCGCAGAATACGCGAAAGTATATGACGATTCGCGCAGCTGGAGTGCTGCAGACAGAAGCGCAATGGGATTTAAAGAAGGAACCAACGACTTTAACGGCGGACTCGCAATGGTCAACGACCAAAAAGGTCCAACGTTCCGTGAAGCTATTATTCATCCTAATGGTGGAATTGAGATTCCATTTGGTCGTAATGTGATTAGGCCAATCGAAAAGCATGCTCAAATTGTCCCTGCCGGAATGACAGCTAGAATGTTTCCAAAATTGCCTCAATACGCCAATGGTAAAGACATTCCAGCAAATGCAACAGCGCTTAGCCTAGCAAATCAAGTGACACAATCGCTTGGACAAACATCTTCAGTCACAGTCACTAATAACTCTGACAACAGCAATATAGAAACATTGCTTGGATCAATAAAAGCGTTGTTAGCCACTTTGCTGACAAGAGAAACTGACTTTATCATAAATGGACAATCTGTAGCGAAAATAATGTATCCATATCTTGATCAGATACAAAAGATTAGTGACAAAAGGCAAGCACGAGGAAGGGGCATCACAAGTTGAAAAAAGTTATTACGGTAACATTCGGAGATGTGGATTTGTCTCCTTATTTTATCGTGTCAAATATTACAATGCCTTTTTTATATAAGGACAACAAATACGACCAAGTCGGCCTATCTGACGGGGAACAACTGACTTATTCGCGCAATGCTAAAACACCAATTACAATTGAAGGCACAATACTTTCTGAAAATTCAGACTTAACAGTTGCCGAAACGCGAGATCAGCTTATTTCATTGTTAAGCGGAAACGTGACAAAGCAACTGAAACTATCGAATTATCCAGGCCGCTACTTCGATGCAATATTTGAAGGAACACAGGAATACGATGGAACATTTGATTATATTGCTAAAGTTGATTTGGTATTCATGGTTCCCGATGGCATTGCGCACTCGATAGCCACACAGACGGCTGACAACATGCCATACAAGGACGTGCCAGTAAACATGCTGACAGGGAAAACAGCAGTTAAAACCGGTATTATTAAAGCTGGCAGCCAAGGAATTAGCGGTTATTCCCAAGACACAGTCAGTATCGTTGGCGGAGAGACATACACCTACAGTGTTTCGATGATCGCTATGGGATATATGGGACATTCTTCGATAGCTTGGCTCGATGCTAATAAAAAGTTAATATCTACTCAAGGAGGCAAGAATTATCCGTGGACAGCTGATGGAGGACGTTTTTCAAATACCTTCACGGCCCCAGGCAATGCATTTTATGCTAATTTGACACCATGGTTTTTTAGCCAAGCCTATACTTCAGATACGAATATATCTTGGTCTCAGGAAAAGTTTGAACTAGGCACCACAGCATCTCCGTGGTCACCTAACCCAGCTGATCCAGAATACTATACCAACACCATCACGGTTCATAATGGTGGCACTTACCCTGTCGAGCCAGTTATTACGGCAACCATGCATGCTGATAACGGATTTCTAGGATTTGCCAATAGTCAGGGTGGCGTGCTTCAATTTGGCAACCCTGAAGAAGTTGATGGCTATACCAGCGAAGAAAGTGAAGTAGCTTTGAATTTGGCAGCCGTTCAAGGCTCGCATATGGATAATCAAGCGGCTTCGAACAATCTCTACTGGGGAGACAATCCAGCTACGCCGAATGAACAGATTGGCAATGCGATTTGGACGCAGGACAGCTATGATGGC